CAGATGAGTGGAATGCCTTCATCGAATACGCCCGCCTCGATGTGGACGCAATGCGAGACATACATGGACGAATGCCGTCTTGGAACAATTCACATAGTGAGCGCCACCTTTGGCAACTCGACCAAAGAATTAATGACCGTGGTGTCGCCATCGATCTCCATCTCGCCAGATGCGCTATCGGAGCTTTTCATCGAGCTTCAAGATCTCTGGCCAATCGTTCAGCCGCTCTGACAGGCGGTCAGGTCACGTCCACAACGCAGCGCCAGAAGCTCCTCGACTTCCTGCGGGACGGTCGTGGCTTCGATAGTGATGACTTAACAAAGGCCAGCGTGGAGACGCTCCTGAAGGGCGACCTTGACCCGAAGGTGCGCGAGCTGCTTGAGATCCGTCAGCAGGCATCGGCCACGTCACCGGCCAAGTACAAGGCCCTGATCGACGCCACGTCATCGGACGGTCGCCTGCGCGGCACGATCCAGTTCTGCGGCGCGGCGCGCACAGGCCGCGATGCCGGTCGGATCTTCCAGCCCCAGAACCTGCCACGTTCGCCTGACTGGTTCGACGGGACCGTGCAGGAGGCCACCATTGAGGCCTTCAAGTACGACTGCGAGGACATCATCTACGACAACGTCAGCGAGCGCTGCGCCTTCGCTGTACGCGGCGCACTGCTGGCCGGTGATGGCATGAAGTTGGTCATCGCCGACTTGTCGAACATCGAAGGGCGCGTGCTGGCATGGCTGGCCGACGAACAGTGGAAGATTGAGGCCTTCAAGGCCTACGACCGTGGCGAGGGACCGGACCTGTACAAGGTGACGGCAGGCCGCATCCTTAACAAGGATCCATACGAAATCACGAAGGCCGAGCGCCAGACGCAGGGCAAAGTGCCTGAGTTGGCCGGAGGCTACGGCGGCGGGCTCGGTGCGTACCGCAAGATGGGCGGAGACGTGTTCAACGCCATGGACGACGAGGCAATCGGAACGATTGTTTATGCTTGGCGCGAGGCGCACCCTGCCACCAAGAAGCTCTGGTACGACGTGGAGGGCGCGGTGCGGGATGTCGTACGTACGCCGGACGAGAGCCTAGAGGTACGCGGCCTCCTGCGCATCGACAGCGCCAAGGGGCCTGATGGCGTAAGCTACGTCCGCATCCGCCTGCCGAGCGGTCGCTACCTGTGCTACCGCAGCATGCACGTCGACGAGGACGGCAAGCTGCTGTACGAGGGCATCAACCAATTCACCCGCAAGTGGGAGCTGCTGGAGACGTACTACGGCAAGCTCGTCGAGAACGTCGTGCAGGCCGTCGCCCGCGACGTCTTCATGACCGGCATGCGCAATGCCGAGGAGGCGGGCTATCCGGTCGTCCTGCGCGTGCATGACGAGCTGATCTGCGAAGTGCCGGACGATCCGTCCTTCACGGACGCGGCTCTGGCCGACATGATGTCCGCCAACCCGAGCTGGTCTCTCGGGCTGCCGCTCTCGGCTGCTGGCTTTGAGACCCGGAGATATAGAAAAGAATGACACCCGCAGGCAAGCTACAGGACCACCTCAAGCGCGTCGTGCAGAAGAGCGGCGGTCAGTACCGCAAGGCGCGCTGGGAGGGCCGCAGCGGCTGCCCAGACTGCTTTGTGTGGTGGACATGGCCACACGTTGCCTTCATTGAGATCAAGGCAGATGGCGACCGTCTGAGCAAGCTACAGGCCCGCGAGATTGAGCGCATGACGGAGGCGGGCATTCCCGTCTTCATCGCGCACAGCATTGAGGAAATCGACGAGATCGTGAAAAAAGTTCGTTAGGGGTATTGCAACGCCAAGTTACCTATGCCAATAGGGTGCATCAGCAACGAAGGACCGAGACCATGTGCAACGCAACCAACTGCTCACACGACTTTGACGACCAGATCGCAGACATCTTCGGCGACTACGCAGGCGAGCCTGCCGACGTGACGCTCGCAGTCGCGCAGCAGTTCCGCGCGGAACACACCGAGCCCTGCGGCAAGTGCAACGGCTCGGGTCGCTTCGTCGGCTACACGGGCCGCGTCTTAGGCAACTGCTTCACGTGCAAGTGCACCGGCAAGCGCACCTTCCGCACGTCCCTCGAGCAGCGCGAGAAGGCTAAGACGCAGCGCGACGCACGCAAGGAGCGCGCGGCGCAGAGCGCAGCCGATCAGGCCGCAGAATGGCTCGAGGCCAATCCGGTCGAAGCCGCATGGATGCGCGAACCCGTCAAGGGCGACTTCAAGTTCCACGCCGACATGCTCGCCTCACTGGTCAAGTACGGCAGCTTCACCGAGCGTCAGGAGGCAGCCGTCCGCAACGCCGCCGCCAAGTCCGCAGCCCGCAAGGCACAGTGGGCCGCAGAGCGCGCCGAGCGTGACGCCAACAAGGCCGACATCGACATCAGCCGCATCGACACGGCCTTCACGTCCGCCGTCAAGGCAGGCCTGAAGTTCCCGAAGCTGCGTCTGGACGACTTCACCCTCTCCCTCGCCAGCGTCAACAGCCGCAACGCCGGTTCGATCTACGTCAAGCAGGACGACCTGTACCTCGGCAAGATCTCCGACGGTAAGTTCACGCGCAGCCGCGACTGCAACGCCGACATCGAGGCGCGCATCGTTGCCGCCTGCGCCGATCCGGCTGCCGCCGCCGAGGCGTACGGCAAGCGCACCGGCCAGTGCTCTTGCTGCGGTCGGGCACTGACCAACGAGGAGAGCATCGCTCGCGCCATCGGCCCCATCTGCGCAAGCAAGTGGGGCTGGTAGTGTTCAAGCCGCACGATTACCAGCAAGAGGCGATGGCGCACCTGTACAAGGTGCGCCGGAGCGCTCTATGGATGCCCATGGGGGGCGGGAAGACGGTCACGACCCTGACGGCGTTGGACAACCTGTCTCTGGTTGAGGACGTCTTCCCGATACTCGTTCTGGCTCCTCTGCGCGTCGCACGGGCCACGTGGCCCGACGAGGTGGCCAAGTGGCCCCATCTGGCCCACCTGCGCGTCAGCGTTGTCACAGGCACGCCTAAGCAGCGTCAGGCAGCGCTTGACACGCCTGCGGACATCTACTGCACCAACTACGACAACCTCGTCTGGCTGCGCACTGCCCTCGGCGACGCGTGGCCCTTCAGGACGGTCGTGGCCGATGAGTTCACGCGCCTGAAGTCCTTCCGCATCCGACAGGGTGGATCTCGGGCCCGAGCGTTGGGTCAGGTGGCGCACAGTGAGGGCAGCCGCTTCATCGGTCTGACCGGTACACCGGCACCGAACGGTGTTAAGGATCTCTGGGGCCAGATCTGGTTCCTCGACAAGGGCGAGCGACTGGGCAAGACGTTCAGTGCCTTTGAGCAGCGCTGGTTCCGCAAGGGCTATGACGGCTATAGCCTCGTGCCGTACGAGCACACGCAGGGCGAGGTTGAGGACAAGCTGCGCGACATCTGCCTGACCGTTCAGGGCTTGCAGGTGGACGAGCCGATCAACAACCCGATCTACGTCGACCTGCCTCCGAAGGCGCGCGCAGCCTACGACGAGATGGAGGAGGAGATGTTCACGATCATCAACAGCGAGGGCGTCGAGGCGGCCAATGCCGCAGTGCGCACGCAGAAGTGCCTACAGATGGCCAATGGCGCGCTGTACGTGGACGATGCAGGCAATTGGGAGGAGATACACGATGCGAAACTGGATGCGTTGGACAGCATCATCGAGGAGGCTAACGGCGCTCCGGTACTGGTGGCCTACAATTTCAAGCACGACTTGGCCCGGCTACGCAAGCGCTACCCTAAAGGTCGGGTGCTGGACGCTGTTCCTGACACGATCCGTGAGTGGAACGCAGGGAAAATTGGGCTACTTTTCGCTCACCCTGCATCGGCAGGTCACGGACTGAACCTCGCCGACGGTGGCAACATCATTGCCTTCTACGGCGTCAACTGGAACCTAGAAGAGCATATGCAGATCATCGAGCGCATCGGCCCGATGCGTCAGAAGCAGGCCGGTTATGATCGGCCAGTCTTCATTTACCCGATACTCGCCCGCCATACAGTGGACGACATAGTCATGGACCGCCTGACGTCGAAGAAGAGCGTTCAGGAGGTTCTATTGGAAGCACTTAAACGGAGGAAGAAATGAGCAGTTACATGTGCTACGCGTGCGACACCGAGCACGACACGATACCCGCAGCCATCCTGTGCCATAAGTCGCACGAGATCAATCCGATCCACGTCGCGCGCCCTGCCTTGCCAGAGCCACTCGCGCCTGAGTTGCTCGGTCGTGCCGCAGCGCACATGCACGAGCGTGCGTCCACGTACGACGAGCCGGACGGCGAGCGCTCCATGGGCAAGGCCGCGACGGCCTTCAACGCCATTACAGATCGGAAGAGCGT